ACCAAAATAAGGATTTGTACCACTCGCAGAAACGTACTTAACTATGTAAGACGAGGAACGTTCTTTCGAACGACATTCCTCTATAGAGGAAAAACCACAGTTCCAAATTTTTTTTAAAATACAAGGGAAATACTTAGCATCTACACCATTGACGAAATATAACGCATGGTAATGTGGACGCTTGAATTTACTTTTAACTTTATCCTGATTTTTCGTCTGCGGGCCATACTCAGACGCAAGAAAATATTTGAAAGTCAAATTTAATTTGCGCCGAGTAATAAAAATCCGCAAACGTTTATGAAAAAGTTGTATCATACGTTTAGAAGGATGCACAAGACCAAGAGTCTTAGGCAAATGCTCATCATCAATGGTCAAAGTGACAAAGAAAACTTTATCGGTAGTCTTACATTCCAAAAGGCAACGCTGACGCCAATCGCTTGCTCGATGATTGACGCAATCAATGCACTTTCCGCACGGAACATCATACATTTGGCCATTTTTGGTTATCTGTACAGGAGATATACACATGATGCACTATTTTTTAATACACAAAGGTAAATATTATATTTGACATTACCAATTTTTTTTTTAGTAGCTGACACAGAGGACTGTGTCACTCCGCAATAATTGTCAAGTAAAAGGAGCGGAGCGCCGCTTTATGTAGCGGACGGCATAAAAAAGCCCCCGCGCAAGTTGATAATCAAAGATTATCAACGATTGCGCGAGGGCAAACAACCTCAAACTATTCTACTCTATGTTATCATCAGTTTTTTTCGGTTTTTTGAGGAACGGAAGAATTGTCTGTATCACTGACATCAGACACTGCAGAATTATCTTTAACATCTTGATTATTATTTTGATTATTATTTTGTTGAACATTAACAGTATCATCAAGGACACCAAGTTCATCTACATTAGGAAAGACATCGGAAAGATCTTGACCATACGCAATATCAGGAACATACGACATCATCGGGTCTTGGCCGGACATAGAAATAGAAATGATATCCTGGACAGATTTGGACATGTCCGGCATAGTAAGTTGAACACCAGAATTGACTTCATCCACGAAAGAATTTTCACGCGGAAGATAGGGGGAACGATACGTACTCATAATTATAAATGTGGGTCTGCATATTTAGGAATCAAACGGAAAGCTTCAACCTGATTATATATCTGACAGTAAAGAGGATGCGCGACATCAGAAGACACAGCAAGGACATTGTCAACATTAGCATTATCATACGTAATAAATGAAGTATTCAGCATAGGAGCATTTTTGAAAGAACGAGCCATGTGCCAAAACCGTAAAGAGGAACGGAACTCACCATGTATTTCGTTAGGATTATACCTATATTCAGCATAGCGAGGAGCGTAACCAAATTCTTGATTTGAAAGAGCATGAACCGAGTTGGAAAGGGACTTATTTCCAAAGAAGTCAAAATAAATTTCTTTGTTACGGATAGCCTGTTCACCGATATTTGCGAACTCAGGCCAATAATATTCATCCCAGGATTCACGACAGAACTTGCGCGGAACGCCTTGAAAATAAGCAGACTTAGGCATAACAGACAATATACCAATGAGTTGACCATGTTCTTCAAAACGGCGAGAGAATGCGAAATTAGACGATGCAGAAGTAGCATTACCAGCGAGCATACCAAGCGGCTCCTGAACAACACCGGACTCAGTAGTCTTAGAGGCACCAGTTTGTTGAACCTCAGACATAATTAGAGGAGTTTTAAGGCCACAAAGATACTCAGGACGCTGAAGACGAGCATCAGACGAACGGACACCGAAATGCGAAAAGATTTGTTCAATATAACGTGAACCGCCAATAGCTTGGCGTTCGAGCCATTCTTGAATTTTGAAAGCGCGACGAAGATCGACAACGGAAGGAACAGTTGAAGAAGTAAAACGAACTTTTAGATCTTTGGAATTATCAATGTGAACGTTACTTGAATTGGGAAGCCCTTGATCAGCATCAGACGAATTAGCAAACGAAGTAAGAAGATTGCCAACACCATCAGATCCGAGAATACCTTTAGGAGGATCATCCAAGCCATTGGAACCATAAATAGCATTACCAGACGAAGAAGGATTATAGTAAACTTCACCAGAACCAAAAGGCAAAGTCACTGGATTAGTGCCATACTGCGGCCAGGGGAGAGCAGAAGTAAAGTAATCATGTATCCAAGCACGACGCTGAAGTTGCATGAGACGGAGAGACTCAGTTTTATCAACAGTACCAGAAGCACGTGAAAACTCTATCTCAGCAGTGAGATTTTGGTCACGATAATACTCATTATATATAAGCGCATACGCGCGGAACGGCAGTGCATCAATAGACGAAAGAGTGCCGCCGAAATCCTTAGTAGGAACCTCATTAACAGTAGGAAAACCAAAGTAGTCATAAAGACTTCCAGGGGATATTTCAGAAGGAATATCCCTCATATCGTTGTAAGGACCATTAGGAATAGAAACCTGCAAAGACGGACGGACGGGTAGGACAGCAGAACCAGGCTTTTTTACATTTGAAATGAAGTCTTGGAAATCATCCCATACAAGACGATTAGGTACGAAGAAATAATGCATGTACACATCTACCTGCTGCATGAGTGGAGCCAAGGTGGGAGCCATACGAATAAGATGTTTTTGGCCAACCTTGAAGGCATCACCAGGTAAAACCTCCTGATGAAAAAACGGTATAAGTTGACCGAACTTCGCAGTAAGGCGATTTTCATAAGAAAGGTCAAAACTTGAGCCAGAAGGCTTAGTAAGACGAATTGAATTAAATATATTAGCCATTAATTTTGATTTAGGTGTGCAGCGCTAACGCGCTGCACACAATTAATAAGGTTAGGACATTTTTTAAACTATCAAAACGAAAAAGATCATAAATGAAAAACACGAAAATCAAAGATGATCAATAGCAATTTGAAAGTTAAATTTACAGGCGAATACCACCACGCGGCATGATATAGGTAGTGGAACGCTTACCAGAATTTTTTTTCATAAGCAGTCATTTATTTTTATGTGAAACATCATCGAGAACTTGATTAAGCAAAGAGTCAATAAAATCCTCATCAGTGCGAACACGAGATTTAAAACACAAACGCTCGATATAAAGACAGATACGAGTAAGATCAGACGTTTTAAGATAACCCAAAGATTTGTGTAAACGAGAAACACATTTATTATAGGCAATCAAACGCTCAGGAAAGGAAGGACAGACAGCAGTATTTGCGTAGAAACGCTTCCAAAACAAATCAGGAAGAATGTCCATAACGAAGTAAAGTTGCTTTAACGAAAGAGTGTCAAGAAGATTATATACCTTATCATAATCGAAAAGGCAAACATCATCTGAATTAGGAGATTTCTTATTATTCATAACATTTAATATTTTTGAGAACGAAGTTTTAATTCATGCCTGGCATCCTTATCGACATCATCCAAATCACCAGTAATAAGAGCACCAGTCTTAAGACCTTGTGAGAACATATCCGAACCATACATATCAGTATAAGCCTTGACAAAGCCGAACAAGTCCAATATTTCATATTGACGCTGTGCAGTCATTGCCTGAAAATGACGATTTTGGAGAATATCCAACATAGAAGCATTAGCTAACTTATACTCACTAATTTTTAATTGAGTACAAGCATCATCAAGAGCATTCTGATACTTTACACGAAGTGTACTTGTGGCTGAATTTTGTGCATTTGTGGCAGCATTTTGCGCATTTGCATTTGCATTCACACGATTTGCGTAAGTTTGAGACCGAAGATTTTCGAGATATGCGGGGAAAGCTTCAATTTTCAATGCGAGTTCATCAGCTTGCTTACCAGAGAGCCGAGTTTGCGCGGCTATTAAATCACCTTGCTTTTGAGCATTATAGTACTCTTGAACTTTCAAATCAATATCTTTACCTTGAATAGTGACAATATTTTTTTGCTGCTGCAAGATAATAGGCCATTGTTCAAGACTGAATTTTGTTAAACCATTCTGATAAGACACACGAGAATTGAGAGTATCGCGAAGATACTGAGTGTCGAGGGCTTTATTAGCAATGAGTGCTAAGTCCAATTGATTTTGTGTTTCCTGTCTACGAACTTGAGACCGAGCTAGTTTCATACTCGTAACAGCAGAAACACCCTTAAACATACTATCAGAATAATCGACAGGTGCGACAGTACCAAGCGAAGTAGACGTATTATTTGAAGAATTGCCAGAAACACCATTACCATAAACGAGGTTAGGATTAAGTCCAGCAGCCTGAAGACGTTGCATCTGCGCTGTGGGAGCGTTATACTCGTTCTGTTTATTCCAAAGGTCGAGATTTTGCTGATACTGCAGCTGCATAAGTTTTTTTGTATAGTTATAATTTTGTCGTTGAGAAATGGCAGATCCAATCATGCCAATGCCAGCGCCGATAGCGCCTTCAGCAATAGAAGCCCAGTTCATATTATCTAACTATAAATTTGTGAAAGGTATTGCAAATCATTTCGCAAACGCTTCTTGTCAAATGATTTATAAAACTCCTGAAGGACATGGCACTGGGCTTCCTTCCACTCAGAACGTAAAGAACGTTCAGACTCAGAAAGATTATAATCTGATACAATGAAAGAACAACGACGATAGGCATTGCGAAGCAAAGAATATATAGGAGATACACACTCAGAAAAAGTACGCGTAGGAGCATCAAAAGTATACTCCTTAGAAATCGGAATATTAAAAAGAATAGTCTCATATGGAGAAAACAAATTAAAGAAAAGTTTGACGTAGTCGATATCTTGGAAATCAGAAGAAAGAACTTGTTTGATAATCCGTACTATGTTAACATTTTGAGAACGTAGAAACTTTATAATTTCAGCAAGATTTTTTTTAAAACGAGGGGCTAAAACTTCCTGAAAATACTTTTTACCAATAGAAGTACTATGTAAACAAAAAGTATTATAAGTACGAGCATCAAAAAAAGCTGAAAAGGACGAGCGCTCAGAATAGCTAACATAATCATCAAATTTTAATTCATTACCAAAATAAGGATTTGTACCACTCGCAGAAACGTACTTAACTATGTAAGACGAGGAACGTTCTTTCGAACGACATTCCTCTATAGAGGAAAAACCACA